CCAGATCAGTTTAAGTCATATGAAGATTTGGAGAGACGTCTTAAGACTGTCTTGGGACAGAAACCTGTCCAAGCTCCTAGACTAGATGAGGAAGTTGTTAATGAGGAATTACCTCCAAGACCTGAAGAACAGGTCGCAGCAACTGTAGCATCTGCTAGTTCAGATGAAGATGATGCTCTCAGTTACTTTCAAAAGTTAGCTGATAGTTAATTATACAGTCTAATATTTTCTCCTTTCTTCAAGGTGTCGCTCACATACTGAGCGGCACCTTTTTTATATGGCATAATTTCATCCATATCATTATAGATTATATTTAAATAATCTGGTTTTAGTAAGTAGATATTTCTTTTATCATCTTCTTTTTTTATTTCATATTGATAGTTGGTAACTGCTTGAGTTATTTTAGCAGCAGGTATTGTATGATATGAATTATTATCATAGTATTCATAGTAGTAAGCATTACCTGTTCCTATATTTCCTTCTACAGTAAAGGTAACTTGTTCTGTTCCCCCTATTTCTGGTTCAGTATTAGTAGGGATTTCTGGTAGTGAGTATTTAAATCTAATTACAACATCTCCTACAGAAAGTATTTCTGTAACAGCAAATCTTCCATTGTATACATCTGTATTTACATTTTGAATATAAACTTCAGATCCTACTTCTAAGTTTTTGATACCATTGTTCATAGTAACAGTGGCTATCTTAGATTCAGTTCCTGAAATTTGAGTTATTTTTGTATTGATTGCTTGAATATAATTTCCATTAGTTCTCCATTTATTTGGAGTTTCTAGACCTCCTGGAAGTATTACTCCTCCTTTAGAATTTTTAATTTCAATAGTTTCATAGTGATGAATGCCAGAATATAATTTATCATATGTTCCATACTTTTCTAAAAGTATTTCATCTAGAGATGTTTGAGGTAGAGGCCATTCATCTTGAATATTTAATATATTATTAGATAAAAGAACTACCCAATCTAAATTACTATTTCCATATTCTTTGAAGGCTACATTGTCTGGTCTTTCATCTCCTATTATTTTATACTTAGTAAAGAAATTTAGGTTAGCAAATATATCAGGGCGAATTTTTCCTCTTTTAAATAAATTTTTTACATTAATATAATTAGAAATATTAGTATTTCCTTGTGTCCTATTGACATATTCAAAGTTTGGTATTTGTTGGAAGTAAGATTTTGGCATGTTTAGAATCCCATATCGTTTTTATCTCTTCTATAATCTTCTTGATAGATTGGATTAAGTTCACCAAATGATAATCTAACATCATAAGAAGTCATAGAACCATCATCATAAGTCATGTATGATCCATCAGGTGTATATTGAACATCAAAAGATTGAAGAGCACATACTTTAATTTTATTTAAGAATGGGTGTTGTCTTCCATTTTTAAAGAAGTATTTTAATTTAAATACATTAGGAGTTTCTAAGAATAAGTTTCCACTAGATCTTATAGGAGCCATATTTTTCTTAAAGAATTTAATAATTTGTCTTATTCTTTTTGCTTCCTTTTCTTCTCTAGGTGTAAACCTATAATTATAATTAAATGTTCTTAGTCTTGGACCTTGAAATAGAAGTTCTAGGTTAGGGTTTAATACTTTACCAGTACCACGAGTGAAGAGACTACTGTTTCCTACTGCTTGTGCTGCAAAGTAAGAAGCAATATCACTACCAGCTAAATCCATATTTACATCTTTCCAAGCACTTCTTCCTCCTTCTATAAGTGCTTGTGCTGCTGATTTTATTGGTTTGTCACCTTTAGCAGCTTCTTGAATAGCGTTTCTTGCTATTCCAAATCCTGCTGCTTCCCAAGGATTAGCTTCCCCTTGGTTCCAATCAACTGTTTGACTTTCTCCTAATCCTGGTTGCATAGGAAGGAAACATTTTCCAATACTTCTTCCTACTCTTTCATCTGCATCAGTAAATGTAGCTAATCCAGATCCACTTCCATATTCATTTGCTACATGTTTATGAGCACTGACTTGAAGAAAATCATACTTTACTCTTTGACTTTCATTTAAAGGATAGCTGAGGTTAGTAGTTCTTCTACTGGTAGATTCTCCATTAGCATCTTCATTCTGTGCTGTAGGTTCCCATAATTTATTTGCATCTTTAGCAGCAGCAAAGTTTATGTTAGGAGAATTTTTTCCTGTTGCTTTTTTAAATGCATTCTTATATGTTGGATCACTTAATGCTTTGGCCATCCATGCATCACTACCACCCAATTGATTGAGATAGTTAGCACCAAATGCTAGGTTATAAATTTCAGCATATTTTATTTCATCTTCAGTAGCATTATAATAATCTCCTGCTTCATTCTTTTCTGTTTGAGTAAGAGCACTCCCAGTTGAAGTTCTAACTACCGTCGCAGTATCTCCTTCTGTTTTTGTAACAAAGGATAAACCATCTAAAAGAAATGAATTGCTGGTAGTCATTAATATCTTTTTAGTTATTTAGTCTTAAAGTTTGCATAATGTAATGAACGCATATAATCTATCTCATCGTTGTTAATTACATGTAGTCTTCCTACAATCTCCCTCCAAGTATAGTTCCTTGATGTACCCCAGTGAAAGTTAAGTCCTTGGAATCCCCACCTATCTACAAAGGTAACAGCAACTAATGGAAACTCATCATAAACACCAGGAGTTTTGGCATGATAAACAAAGGTATAATAGTTTCCTGGATCAGGTGTTAGATCAGTTTGAGTGAACACCTCCATAATGTTCATCATAATATCATCAGGATCATTTAGTCCTTCAATTTGTTCTTGAAGTTCTTCTGTTCTTTCTGACATTATTTGATACCTAATTCATCTTCTGTTATAAGTTTAAATTCAATTCTTCTATCTAAACAATACTCCTGTGCTGCCTTCCATTTAGCTTGGTTGATAGCATAGGTAGTAAGTTCATACAGATATGATTTAGTCACTCTGGTTTTTTTCTTGGGTGGTCTGGTTTGTTTCTTTGGTTTCACCTCAACCACATAAGTTTTAATCCTACCATCACTTTCTCTTACTTTCATTAGGAAGTCTGGGTAGTATCTATGAGGTCTGTTATCTACAGGAGACATGTATGGAATACTTATCTCTTCAGAAGCCCATGCTATTATATTCTCAGTCAGGTCACAGTATCTACAGAACTTATGATTGCCTTGATACTTTCGAGGATACTTTGGTTTGTATCTACTCTTAATACTTTCAGCCATCTCTTATACATAATATATAATCTAAAATATTTATAGATGGCAGGTGTCACGCCACAAAATTTAACTGTATCTAAGATAAAAGCTCGTTTACTTAATGTAGCTCAGTCTTCTCAGTACAGATTAACTTTAACAGTTCCTCAAGAAGTAAGGAATAAATTGTCTTTGAATTCTCAGGACTATGATAATATAGATTTATTATGTTGTGAAGCATCTCTTCCAGGTTCTACATTAACTACTCATGAAGTTAATAATGATTATCATGGTGTAACTGAGAAGATGGCCTATAGAAGAATGTATGATGAGACTTTGGGATTAACTTTTTATGTAGATAGGAATTATAAAGTAGTTGATTTAATAGAAACTTGGATGGATTATATTAGTGGGATCAATAATAAAACAACTTATAAAGATCCTTATGTAAGTTATAGGATGGCTTATCCTAAAACATATAAAAATAATATTTTCTTAACTAAGTTTGAAAAGGATCATTTTAATAGACAATCCGAAATTCCTAAGACTACTTTAAATTATACTTTTGTTCAAGCATTTCCATTATCTTTAACTGCTACTCCTATTTCTTATGAGGATAGTCAAGTTTTAAAATGTAGTGTATCATTTAATTTTATTAGATATGTTATGGAAAGAAAGTTGGTTGTTGTGCAAGACGATGAGTTTTCTCATAGACATACTATAGTTAATAGACCACTAAATTTATCTTGATAAATAAAATACTGAAAGAATTATTATGCCATTACCTACCATTGCTACGCCAACTTATGAACTTGAGTTGCCATCTACAGGAAAGAGGATAAAATACAGACCTTTCTTAGTTAAAGAAGAAAAACTTTTAATTTTAGCATTAGAAACAGAAGATACTAAACAAATTTCTACTGCTATTAAGACAGTATTAAAAAATTGTATTCAGACTAGAGGAATTAAGGTAGAAAAATTACCTACTTTTGATATAGAATATTTGTTTCTTAATATTAGAGGTAAGTCTGTTGGTGAGGAGATTGATCTTAATTTAATTGCTCCTGATGATAAGGAAACATCTGTTCCTGTGACTATTAATATAGATGATATTAAAATAAGTAAGAAGAAAGGTCACAGTAATAAAATTAAATTAGATGATAGTTTAATGATGGAGATGAAATATCCTTCATTGGATGAGTTTGTTAAAAATAATTTTGATCTTAATGGTGAGATTGATATGGATCAATCATTTGAATTGATTGCATCTTGTATTGATAAAATTTATAGCGAGGAAGAAGTATGGTCTACTGCTGATTGTACTAAAAAAGAAGTGAATGATTTCTTAGAGCAGATGAATAGTGTACAGTTCAAGGAGATTGAATCTTTCTTTGAGAGTATGCCTAAGTTATCTCATAGTGTTACTATTACTAATCCTAAAACAAAAGTTGAAAGTACTGTAGTATTGGAGGGACTATCGTCTTTTTTCGCGTAGGGATGGTTCATATGGATCTTGAAAATTATTATAAAATTAATTTTGCTTTGCTCCAGTACCATAAATATTCATTAACTGAAGTTGAGAACTTAATCCCTTGGGAGAGAGACATATATATTGGGTTGTTACAGCAACATCTTGAGGATGAAAGATTAAAGCAACAACAAGCAAGTAACTGATGCAAAAGAAAAAGACTGCATATGTTTCACCTAATATAGCAGGGATACTTTCACTATTTGATCCTGCTTTAGATTGGAGCGCGGACTTATCTGGTGATGAATATGCAACTGCTCTTAAAGAATTTTTAGTAGTTCATCAAGAGGGTAGTCAAGACCCTAGAAAAGATGAGAATATAACTACTGATGAAGTAGAGGGTATAAGAGAAGAGTATAATAAGGTAAGAAAGAATAAAGATTTAGAATATTCGGTTAAGAGGACTACTATTAAGGGTGATAAATTTATGGGTAAGGAGCCTAAGAAAGATGCTCCTCCTACTGCAGATAAACCTAAACTACTTACTGGTGTAGGTAATTTTAAGTCTGATGATGTAAAACCTGTTGATGTAGATAAGAATGATGAAGATAAATCTTCTGGATTAAATCCAGATAGATTAAATGATATTGCAAAGACAGTAGAATCTATTGCTTTATTATTAAGAAGACAGTTAGGACTTGAGAAAAAGCAACAACGTGATACTAAAAAGCAGCAAGATAAACTTAATAAAGAAGCAAGAGAAAGTGAGTTAGAATCTAAACCAGATAAGAAGACTGGTTTAATACCTAAGTCTATAGCAACACCAACTCTTAATTTTTTTGATAGATTGAAGAATTTCTTTATTAATATTGCTATAGGTTCTGTTGCATTAAAATTATTTGATTGGTTAAATGATCCTAATAATAAAGATAAGATAGAAAAGTTTGAAAAGTGGATAAGTGAGAATGCTCCTTTGATTGTTGGTGGGTTAGCAGCAATAGCATTGCTTCCTGTGTTATCAAGTCTTGTGGGATTGGTAGGTGGTATAATGGGTGGATTGTCTATGTTAGGATTATCAATTCCAATATTACCTCTTATTCTTAAGGGTATTCTTATTGCTGCTGTTGCTGCTCTTTCTATTGCTGCTGTTAATTGGTTTGCTAAGAAAATTGTAGGAGGAGAAGGATTCGCAAAAGCTAGAGACTTAAATTTAAAAAGATTTAAAAAAGAAACTAAAGGGCAACTTAATACTAAAGGGGAGGTTTTTACTGATACTGGAGAACCTATATATGCTAATGTATTTGGAGAAAATTCTTTACTGGGACGTGAATGGACAGAAGCAGATTCTTTTGACTATGGCGGCAAAGGTAAGAGACATAAAGTTAATATTATTAATGGCAGTGAGTTTGTTTCAAAAGAACAACATCAAGCGTGGTATGCTGCAAACTATGGACAAGAATCATTAGATGCTAAGCTTGCTTCTCATAGTAAGTTTATAACTACTAAGAAAGATATCATATCTAAGAAAAAAGAGAAAGATAAAACTATAGACCCATTGCATGTATTAAAGAGGAGATCTCTAACAAACTCTGTGATAACAATGCCAGATGGAACTGTTAGGGATGCTTATGAGGCTAGTGGTTTACCTAGAACACCAGGTGGAAGAATACAGATGTCTTTAGATAATTTTAATGAGTATCAAGATAAACAAGCTGCTTTTAGAAAATATATGAATGAGACTAATAGATTAATTCGACTTGAAATAAAGAAACTAGAAGATCAATATAATAAAGAAGCAATGGAGATATTTAATAAATCAAAAGAAGAATTAAATCTTAGAGATAGTGCAAAGCTTATTAAAAATAATCAAGATGATCAATTGGTATCTAGTCTTCAAAGAAATGATTTGGGTGCTAAAATAGTATTAATACCTGGTGATAAGGGT